GAGCTTTAGTAGCTGCAGCTGCTGAAGTAGCAGCTTCCATAACACCAGCTTGTCTATTAGCTGACTGGAACTTACCAGATGTTGGGTCAATACCATATGACTGCATTTGACGCTTACTAGCGTCTGCTTGGATACCAAACTGAGATTTAACATCACCCATAGCTAAAGCGGCTTGTCTGTTAACTTCTGCTTCGCCACCTGCTTCCGCAGCCTGTTTGTAGATATCTGCGCGTAGCGGAGCACCTTGTTCTTGGTACTCTTTCATAGCAATATCAGAAGCTGCTATTTGTTTTTCCTGCATTTGCTTGTCTAAAGCAAACTGTTCATCAGCACGAGTTTCTTGTTTTAGAGTTGCTTCTTTCATGGCTGGCCATACTTCAGTCTTCCATGAGTTTAAGTATTCTTTTGAAATCGCTGCTAGTTCACGCTGTGCAATACCAATGTTTGGGTCTGCATCTGGAGCACTACCGCCACCACCTTTGCCACCTTCTAGGGTAGCCGGAGCACGGCCAAAACCACGCTTCTGAAAAGCGCGTTCAGGTAGCATATCAAAATGTGCATTTAATCTCATTGTTTAACTCCAAGCCAACGGCATTCTTCTTTAAGCATTCCGTATATAACCATATCAGTGCCATCAGTAGCACCCTGTCGTATTACACCCTCTTGCACAAAGCCTAAATGCTCGTCAAAGCGTCTAGCCTCTATGTTATCAACTCTTACCAATCCTGTCACCCTTTTGCAACCTAACTGTATAAATGGATAGGCAAAAGCTCTATACAAAAAATCCTTTGTTAACCAGCGTTTACCAGGTTCTGCTGCCACATGCATACAGATTGATGGCCCATTATAAAGGTTATATACCACACCAGCAATCAAATTACCATCTTCTTCGAGGCCAATTGCTGTACAAGGGCCAAAATCGTCTTCATCAATCCTGTGACCGACCCATTTAGATATAACAAAGCTACGCCCGTATACAGTCTTTTTCATTGTCCTGAGTAGTTTAGAGCTACGATAATTTGATTAATTTTTGCAATAATTTGGTCATTTGTAGCTGTTGTCCCAAGCTGGTCAATCTGGCTAGTACCCGGACGAGAACCGTTCATAATTTCGATATTCTCACGCATAGCTTGCATAGCTTGGGTCAGGGTTTTATCCGTAGATGTAAATGGTGGAATAGCCGGTTTTTTAATCATGACACTGCCCTAGTTTCACCAATACTTGTACCCATAACTAAAGACCGAACCGGTACGTTTCCTGATATTTCAATTTCCCAGACATACGCTTTTGTAGTAACTGGCATACGGATAGGCTCTTGACTTGTGACACCAGTAGAATATACCTGCTGTTCATCCGCATAAAAAATAACCTGGATGTTTCGAACGTCTGCATTTGTTGGAATATCTTGTAGGATACTGCCGTTTAACATATGGGTGTTCAATACATCATCGTTTAAGTTACCACCTAAACCGCCTACAGCAGCCGCAAACAAAGCTTGGTTACTAGCAATAATAGCTGCGACGTAAGCGTTATACGCAGCCTGGTTGTCCATATACGCATAGTCAGCCTGAACTTTAAATGCCGCGTAGTTCATTGGGTTCGGTAAAACGAACTTTTTAGACTTCCATTCATAAATGGTGTTGTTAACCTGGTCTGAGTCAAGCTGGTAAATCTTATTGTCAAATTGAGACAACGCATAAATATTACCGGTTGTACGTTCTACATATACAGCAGTCGCATCAAAACTCAAGAATGATAACGGTGGAATATCGCCACGCGCAATAACTAATGCTTCACGACCTGTAGACGTATTATGAAAACACATATACAAGTTGTTATAAATTGTGCCCAACATACTAGACGGAGTTAGTGTCTGCCACTCATCACGGGTATATAACGCAGTAGTGATAACGTCTTGCGTGCCAGAACCAATGGAAACAAGTCCGTTTGGAGAAGCGTAAAGCACACCATATTGGTCAGACGCAATTGAACGTTTTGATGCGCAAGGTTGAACTAGTGGCAGCTTAGTTTCTGATACAGCTAACGGGCTAGTACCAGTCATCAAATATGGGTTTTTTGTAGTCAAAACTACTAAAGTTGTGTCATAAACACCTAAACCAACAATCTGATGCTCAGTAGTCATCATGTAATCAGCAGGCCATGCATGTGGTAAATATGGCTCGCAGAACCAAACTTCATTGTCTCTAAAGCCGGCCAGCATGCCGTTTGGCATAGCAACAAGACCTTTTAAGTCTGATGGTGGCGGTTCAAAGTTTAAAGATGGTAAGTTCTCACCAAGCTGTGTAGCTGTTAATGAATCTACGTAACTAGTTGTAGCTACAGGAATTTCAGCCACAAAGCTGTATGTAACAGAAGAAGCACCGGTAATTGTTCTATATATACGACGGTGAGTGATGTTATATCCAGTTGTTGGAGCTGCTGTAAATCCTGAAACAGTCACTGTACCAGAAGCTGTATTAACTGTTACTGTGGCTGCGGGACTTGGGCCTGATTCTTCTTTAACTACCCCAAAAGTAGACACATATGTATATACATATGCACGAACTTCTGCTGGAGCAGTAGAACTGGATGCCGCCAGGGTGGGGGCACCTGTAGGGTTTGGTACACCCATATACAACCAAGAATCTGGAAACGGGTCTGTTCCTGTACCCGATGTCGTCGCTAATGCCCAGTTAGTCTTTTTGGGAGCACCATCACCGGTATAATAAATACGGTAGTCTGTAAAATCTGCTACTGGACCTGGAACAATATCAACATCTGATGCCCACGTAAGCCATTTGTAAGCACCACCTGCACCTTCAAGTTTAAAAATTGTTTCTACACCCGCTGTAGTCGGTGCATATACTTCCGTAGGTTTTCTCCATGAACGTAGTTCACGAGATTGTAATTTAACGTTACTTGCTGTTTGCGCTTGATTTGCTTCAAGCTGGGTAGGCCCTGTCCTAGGTACAGTACCAGAGAAATTGTCTAGCTTAATGTATGGCATAGCCTACCCTTTTTAATTACTCAGCAGCTGGTTCTTCAGCAGCTTTCTTTACTTTAGCTTTTGGCTTAGCAGCTTCTTCAGCCGCTTTTAATCGCTCTTCGCCTTCTGCAGTGATATAAAAAACGCCTTCATCGTTGATTTTACCAACGAAAACACGGTCACCTAGAACGCCATGAATGATATTGCCGCCAACAACTTCAGCACCTTCTAACTTCAATAAATCTTCTTTTGAATAAGCCATTACGGACTCCTATGTGTTTGAACTAAGATAAAGGGCTTTCTCGTCCTTACGACGATTGTCTAACCCTTTTAACACTTTACCACCAGCCTTGTTCCACTGCAAGAATTGTTCAGCTGCAGCTTCATATTCACCGCGGTTATGTTTCATTCGCAATGTGCTGTTTTGTAAATTTCCTAGCCCAACATTGAATGAAAAGCTGACAAGTGCATCAAACTGACCTTGGCTAGCGCCAACGGGACAAAGCCTAGATACACCAGCTTCAAAGCGAGCAAGGTCTTTTCTGAGTATTTCATCAATTTCTCCCTGGCTTAATGTTCTATCCCAGCCGGCTGGGATTGGTAAATTCCTGCGTTCTTCGAGCTTCAAACGTCCGTGAGCTGGGTCAATCACATGCCCTACGCCAACAGTCCATAAAAGAGCTGGGCATTGATATGGCTTAGCCCTAACCCCTTCATGGTGTTTAATCATCTCGATACACTTGTCACTTACTTTCATTTCTTAAATGCCTGCCCACCAAAGTAGAACGCAATAATGCTAGCAAATACTTGCTGACTATCGTCGTCCCAAAGGATGTTTAAAGCAGAATCAAATGCCACACCGGTCTTCCAAGCGTAGATAAAACCAAATACATCAACAAACACAAGAAGTAAAAACATACCATATGTAATAGCAGGTCTAACCATTGCACGAGCATTAATAACCCACTGAGAGGCGCCTTTAGCACTTTCGATGTCATGAGCCAATAGAGCAGCATGTGTTTGAGCCTCTGCTTGGATTGCAATTTGGTCTGTTCTAATTTCTTCAACTTTTGCTTGCGCTGCATATCCGGCCGCCATCATTTGCATTTCACGTTCAGTCTGCATACGAGCTAGTTCAAGCTCATGCTTCTTGTCAGATTTGTCTTGGAACATATCCAAAATTTTAGGCACACCGCCCATCAAGAACGATAACACAGTTGATAAAATTGTCATCATAATTAGTTACCCAGTCTGTTAGTTGTGACGCGTTTTAGTGTGTTCATCTCAGAACGTAGTGATTGTGTAGTTACTTCTAACTCCACCTTTTGTGCTGACAAACCAGCACGAAGTTCTTTTTGTACAGAATCAGAAACAACTTTTGCTTCACGCGCATTGATTGTGGCATCGCTAGTTCTGTCTTGAAGCTTGGCAATAACTTCACGTTGCTCATTCACTTTCTCTTCTAGGGCTACAACCTTACGCTTGGCTGAGGCCGCGTCAGAAGCAACTTCACTAAAGTCGTTGTACATACCAATAAGCTCATTTGCTTTGGTAATTGTGTGGTAGCCAAATGTAGCTACAGCTGGCACAATCGTAATAACGATACCTGCTAGCATGGTGTTTTGTTTAGCCCAGTCTAAGACTTTTTGAATCTTACCTGTAGCCGCTTCAATTTTGTCTAAATCGCTCATTGCTCATACTCCACTGTATCGTCTGACATCCGTTTAAGTTTGTCAGCCTGGTTTTTCAAAGGTAGGTTTAATAATTCCATTAAAAAATCGTTATTTACTCGCATTTCTTTTGGAATTGACTGGTTGATAGAAACATCCGGAAACACATTTGGCTGCACTATTCCAGGCTTCACAAACAGCTCCAACGATAACGCTCGGCCTAGTCCACCGATACTCAAACTGTCCTTCTTCACTGAAGATGGGGACTGGGATACCTTGGGCGTCTGCGAAGTTGTCGAACTGCTTTCTGTCTTTGTCTCGGTTTTCGTCGACGCTGTTGGGGAGGAACTCGTCGTCGATGCAGGCGCAGTTTCCGTTGCAGTTGCACTCCCTGTTACATCCATGGACGCACTTGCTACTGGTGCACCAGTTGTCACATTTGTTGTCTGACTTACTGGACTCGCTACAGTCGTTGTCTGACTTACTGGACTCGCTGGATTCACTGGACTTACCGGAGAGGTAGGATTGGTAGGATTGCTCAGTGACTTCACGCATGTGTTTGATGTAGTCACCCAAGCTGACCATACGGGACTGCCATATGGGTTCGGACATGTTGATGTCTGAGTCTGAGCTATTGCCCCCGTGTACCCCGTCGGACAACTTAGCGTTTGGGTTTGGCTGCTTGTTTGGCATGTTGGCGGGTTTTGGATGCAGGAGTCGGAGTAGAGCTGCCACGGGTAGACTGTGACTTGCCCGTCTGAGCAGGTTTTTGTTTCTTGCTTGTACCTTTTGATACCACTGTAGTTTGCTTGACAGCTTTCTGTTTTTTCTGTGAACGTGGTTGTGCAAGTGACAACTGGCGCTGGGGGTCTGTATCCTGAACAGAAGGCACTTTGCCAAACTGCTGAATAAGCTCCTGGGGCGCAGGCCCAGCAATCGGCGTTGGCTGTACAGGCTGAACCGTATGTTGGGTTTGAAAACCAAGAAGTCGTGCAATAGCACGCATTATATTGCGCATAAGCGTTACTCCTTATTAGTAGTAGCAGGCACAGCAGGCTTAGACTTCTCAGGAACGTAACCATATAATTTCTCAAATTTCTTAGGTTCTTGTTTAATCCAAGCATCTCTAGCAGCATCACCTATCATGCCTGCAATCGGACATGGTGAGCCGGACATTTCCATAGCTGTCCAAACTCTTTTATCATCACATAATACAGCTACAGCAGCAACTTTTAATCCGAGGTCGTTTAAAGTCTTGGCTAATTTAATGCGCTCACAGTTTTCATCTGTTA